CAAGTTTATGGCTACTTGTTAGACAAGTCTGGGAAGGGGAAGCCTAGAACTGTTAACCTTGTAGCCATAGCTAGAGATGGAGATGAGAGGGATGTAGTTGTCCACTCAGAACCATATGATCCAAGCATTGCTGAAGAGGCTCTTAATTGGTTAAGCGCAATTAAGGAATCTACAGAAGCACCGGATCCTGAGAGAGATCAAAACTATTGCAAGTCCTATTGCAAGTACTTTGATGCAACAGGAGAAATTGGTTGCAGTGGTTTAAAAAAAGAACATATCAAGGCTGAGCTACCTGTTATTGAAGATAGCGGTGTTGATCACTCGGCCTTGATGTACTTACAACTTGATCAACAGATAAAAGAATTAAGTGAGAAGCGGGATTCATTACGAACCGCATTTGAAGGTTTAACTGGAGAGACTGCTAGTGGTGTTCAGATAACCTGGACTACTGTTGCTGGTAGATCTACAGTTAATACAGCCGAAGTAGAAAAACTACTAGGCTTTATACCAAAGGTAGAGGGACAACCCTTTGCTAGATTAAATATAAAAACTGGAGGAAAATAAATGGCTGCACCTGAGTCAACTAAGTTTCAGATCAACTACAAGTTAGCTGATGGAACATTAGTAAATCTGTACGCTATAAGTCAGGCTGAGTTAGAGTCATCTCTAACATCTATCGCTGATCTATCATCATTAATTACTACAACTGGTACCACTCTTGGTGCTACTGCACAACCAGCAAGCGGAGCAATTGCTTATGCTAAGAAGGCATTAGGTGCAACAGCAGTTGCCTCACCTACTGGTGATGCTCCTGATTGTAAGCACGGGTCTATGAGCTTTAGATCAGGACAAGGTACTAAAGGTCCTTGGAAGGGTTGGATGTGCGCTGCACCTAAAGGTGCAACTGATAAGTGCGATACAGTCTGGATTAGATAGCAGATGCGGGGGCCTCGTCAATTTGAGAACCCCTCTTGTGCTCAGATCTCATTAGATTTGTTCTTTCCCGAACGAGGAGAAGATCTATCCGTAATAAGACAGGTTAGAAATGTCTGCAAGTTATGTCCCCACCAGCAAGAATGTGCAGAGTGGGGCATACAAAAAGAACGATACGGAATATGGGGCGGTCTATCTGATACAGATCGCAAAGTAATTCGTAGACAAAGAAACATTATCCTAAGAGAAGAAGACGTTGCTTAACTTACAAAGAGCTTGGAAGAGTACAACAACAAAGGCTACCCCTTTGCCTGATGTCTGGAAAGATCTTGAAAACAAACAGATCAGGTTTAGAAGAGGTCAAGTCTGTATGGTTGCTGCTGCTCCAAATGCTGGTAAGTCTATGTTTGCTTTGATCTATGCGATCAAGGCTAATGTTCCAACACTCTTCTTCTCTGCTGATACTGATATCGCAACAGTAATGATGAGAACTGCAGCGCATATCTCAGGGCATAATCAGACTTTAGTAGAAGAGAATCTTAATAAGAACTCTAAGTACTACGATACTAAGTTTGAAGGTGTTAAGAATATACAGTGGGTCTTTGATTCATCACCATCACTAGATGATATTGAGTTGGAGATCAAGGCTTATATAGAACTGTACGGCATAGCACCTGAGTTGATTGTGATAGATAACTTAATGAATGTGGTATCTGAATCAGACAATGAGTGGGCAGGACTGAGAGCTATTATGGTGGATCTGCACGATATGGCTAGACAGACTGAGGCTTGTGTAATGGTTCTTCACCACGTCAGCGAACAGAGTGAGTATGGTTCTACTACTGAACCACCTGCTCGTAGGTCTATTCACGGTAAGGTATCGCAACTACCGGCAATGATTCTAACTTTAGGTTATGAACCTGTACAGAATCTACTAAGGGTTGCTGCAGTTAAGAATCGTTTTGGTAAACATACTGCTGATGGTAAGGATTATATATCTTTGTTTGTGAACTATGGATCTTGTCAGATATGGGATGCTAATGAGTATGGTCGTATGCACAGGAGAGATGCGAGTTTAGAATATGTCCGCTAAGAATAAGCGCAAGGGTGCATCTTTTGAACTAGATGTAATGAAATGGTTTAGATCTAAAGGTGTTAATGCTGAACGCTTACGCTTATCAGGACAGAAAGATGAGGGTGATCTAGTAGTTATTATAGCTGGAGAAACTTTTATCCTAGAGTTAAAGAATACAAAGTCAATGGATCTACCCCAGTTCTGGAGAGAGGCAGTAGCAGAGACACAAAACTATGCTAGTGCTAGAGGTATCACACCAGCACCACTATCTTATGTAGTAGTTAAGAGACGTAACGCTGGTATAGAACAGGCTTGGGTAATACAGGATCTACAACAGTGGTTGGAGGAGAAAGAATAATGCCAGTTCCTAGCGGAAAGATAACAACAACTAAGATAATGCAAGGCCTAGAGAAGAGCGAGGCAGAGCAATGCCAGGACAAGACTGGTCCAGAAGTAGAAAATCTGGCAGAAAAGACAGCGATGCAAAATCAATCCCAATCGGATTAGTAGTACAGTTCTATGGTGGAGAAGTAAGAGAAGGTAGAGCAAGCTCAGTTAGGTGTGTAATGCACGATGACTCTCGCAAGTCAGCAGTGATGAACACAGTGGAGAACCTATACTTTTGTCATACCTGCGGTAAGGGTGGAAACACTATCAATGTTGTAATGGAAAAAGAAAGTTTGGGGTTTAAAGATGCTCTCGCAAGAGCAATTGAAATTGTATCTGCAGGCGGCTTCGCGTTACCAGGAGGGTCTAAACGTAGCAACCGCAACCTTTCTAAAAGAACGTGGCATATCTAAAGAGATAGCTGAGTCTTTTACTTTAGGTACAGTAACTGATCCAATCCCTGAGCATCAGGGTTATGCTGGTTGGTTATCTATACCCTACTTTACTGCTCTTGGTATGTGTGTTGGCTTTAAGTTTAGAAGATTAGATGAAGGTAAACCTAAGTATGGTATGGCTATAGGTCAGAAGACTCATCTGTTTAATGTCTCTGCTCTATTAGAATTGAAAGATACTATTGCAGTATGTGAGGGTGAGTTAGATGCAATCATATCTACTGGTGCTTTAGGTATACCTGCTGTTGGTGTGCCGGGTGTTGCTGCTTGGAAACCACACTATGCAAAGATGTTAAATGGGTATGGACAAGTGTTAATCATAGGTGATAATGATGTTAAAGAAGACGGTTCTAATCCTGGAGCTGAGTTTTCAAGGAGAGTAGCATCAGAAATTATTAACTCTACTATCTGTGTCTTACCTGCTGGAATGGATCTAAATGATCTATACTTAGCAAAGGGGATAGATGAGACAAAACGGATATTGGGGGCAGTAAATGTCTAAGGGCATAAGAGCAAAGCAGGTCAATGGAATTAGCAATGATTTCATATCTGATATGTGGAAGGTACTAGATGATGCAGGTAATCTGCTCATTAAAAAGCATAAGGATTACGGCCCAAGTAATATCTCTAACGCACCAGGTGGTGCGCTCAATGGATTAAGAGTACGTATGCACGATAAGACTGCTCGTATCAATCACCTGATAGATAATAATTCTGAGCCACAAAATGAATCTTTAAAGGATAGCTTTATAGATCTGCTTAACTATTCTGCTATTGCAATTATGGTCTTGGAAGGTACTTGGCCTAAGTAATTCTAACCCACTCAAGTAGATAAGAAGCGTAGAAAAGTAGATGACTAAAGAATTACACCCGATACTAGCTGATCTAGTACCAGCAGTGGCTAACTCTATTACCCGTAAGTTCAAGGGTTGGGTAGAGCGAGATGATGTTAAGCAAGAACTTTATCTTTGGGTGTTGGGTAGACAGAGTCAATACTTAGATCAACTTAATGAAGAGAACAAAGAGAAGCGTGAGTATAGTGTAAGCAGACTTGCATTTCAGATGCGTAGGATTGCAGAGAAGTATGCTCGTAGGGAGAAGGCTCGTAAGGCTGGCTATCAAACTACTGATGAAGCCTTCTACGATACTGCAACTATCGCTCAGTTAATGCCACATATCTTAGCCTCAGTTATTGAAGGTACAGTATTAGAACAAGCACAAGAGTTAATCAATGATGGACAACCTCGTAAGCAGTCAACACCGGCAGAGGGTGGCAACCTTCTTGCTATCTTAATAGATGTAAAGAGATCATACTTAAAGTTAAACGAAGATGACAAGGTGCTACTGCGTATGCGCTACTACGACAATGTTACCTTGCAAGAGATCGCACAATACTTAGAGTGTGCTACCTCTACTGCTGATCGCAGATGCACCTCAGCTCTGAGAAGATTACAAGATCAGCTTGGAGGAGAGACACCTTGGGCGTAGATATATTAAGAGAACCTGAACTGTTTGATTACCTTAAAGAGTTCCACTTCTCTGACCTATCAAAGAGTGAAGATGAGTTTGATTCTTTTGATTGTGTCAGTATGGAACATAAGATGTTTATAGAATTAAAATCTAGGAAGACACACTATGACGATCTGTTAATAGAGGAACATAAATACTCCTCTCTCATAATGGCGGCTGGTATCAGGTCTCTCACTCCTTGGTACATAAACTCCACACCGCAGGGTATCTGGGGGTTTAACCTTACTAAACTCCCAATGCCCAAGTGG